CCGCGGCCATGTCCCCCTGTTCGGACTTGACCACAAGGAGAAGCCATCATGGCAGCTCTGAGTGTTGCGGACATCGACGCACGCGTCGAGGAGTGCCGCAACCAGATCAAGGCGCTGGACGCTGCCGCCGCAGGCGAGCGGTTTTCCGAGGAGCAGAAGGATGAGTGGAACACGCTCAACTCGGAGATCGCGGAGCTTGAGGAGCAGCGGTCCGAGCTCGTCGCCCGCCAGGAGGTTGTCGCCAAGTTGTTCGGCGAGGACCGCGGCGAGCGTGAGGAGCCGCAGCGCCGCAGCAACCCGCGTGTGACCACGCGGAAGTCGCTGCCGGATGATCTTACGGCCATCCACGAGTACCGAAACCACAACCAGACGTACGATCAGCTGCAGAAGGCGTACCGTGACGGTGCCCGGAAGCTGGTTGAGCGGATGGTGCCGGCGTTCGAGGCCGCTGACGAGGACGCCACCAAGGGGCGCCTCGAGAAGCTGCTCACGGGCGTCGACCAGGCGAACGACGGTCAGGAGCAGGGCACGTTGGCCCGCCGGATCATCGCGACCTCCTCGGAGGCGTATGAGCGGGCGTTCGCGAAGATCGTCAGCAACAAGGCGCACGCGATGACGCCGGAGGAGCAGCGCGCTGCGTCGCTCACGACGACGGCGGGCGGCTACGCGGTCCCGGTCACGCTGGACCCGACGGTGATCCTGTACGGCGGCGGGTACATCAACCCGATCCGTCAGGTCGCGGACGTTCGCACGATCACCGGCAACACGTGGGAGGGCGTCAACACCGCTGGTGTTGTCGCCGGCTATGGGGCTGAGGCAACCGAGGCGTCGGACAACGCGCCGACGCTTGCACAGCCGTCCGCGAACGTCGAGAAGGCGTTCGCGTTCATTCCGTTCTCGATCGAGATCGGCCAGGACTGGGGGGCGTTCCAGTCCGAGATGGGCGAGCTGTTCGCCGACGCCAAGACGACGTTGGAGAACAGCAAGTTCCTCACCGGCCTCGGGCACTCGAGCACGGAGCCGCAGGGGCTCATCGCGGTCGGTGGCTACACGGCCATCGTCACGACGTCGACCACGGCGGCGGTTCTGGCAGCGGACATCTACTCGCTGGAGGCGGCACTGCACGTCCGGGCGCGGAACGCGCAGCGCACCTGCTTCTTCGGGAGCAAGTCGTTCTACCAGAAGGTCCGTCAGCTCGACACGAGCGGTGGGGCGAGCCTGTGGGTTCAGCTCCAGAACAGCAACCCGGCCGAGCTGATCGGCTACCCGGCCTATGAGTGGTCGGCGTATTCGACGGTCGCTTCCGGCAACACGGTCGCGTCGTTCGGGGACCCTTCCAGGTTCCTGATCGTCGACCGGGTCGGCATGGACGTCGAGCTCATCCCGCACATGTTCGCTACGGCGAACAATCGGCCGTCGGGTCAGCGTGGCTTGTACGCCTATTGGCGGAACACGTCCGCGATCAAGAACCCGTCGCTGGGTGCGAACTCCGCGTTCTACAGCCTGAAGGCGCTGTAGGCGGGAGGCAAGTTGGCGGGGGCTGCGGCCCGGTGGCCCCCGCCAAACCTACCGGGCAACAGGGAGAACTCATGGCAGACACAGCCATTCACATCACGCTGCAAACAGAGGGGATGCAGGAAGTCAATCTCCGCATCCCAGTCGATCCCCCGATCGCGCAGCTTGCAGAAGATGACCGCACGGCGATGCTCATTGAGTTGGGAAAGATGGTGGCGCAGAGCATCGAACTACTCGCGAAGTCCAAGCCGTGGATGCACCAAGAAGGCTGGGAGACGCGCGAGGTGGCCGCGTGAGGATCATGTGGAACAGCGTGGCCCCGTGGGTTCCCACCGGGTACGGCACCCAGACCAAACAGGTCGTTCAACGACTCCTCGGGGCCGGCCATCAGGTCGCGATCAGCGCGAACTACGGGTGGCAGGGCTCTATCGGGGAGTGGAACGGCTGCCCTGTCTACCCCGCCGACCACACCGGGCTGCAGAAGCAGACGCTCAAGTACCACGTGAACCACTGGGCGGCCATGAACGGGTGGGATCCCGCCTCGATCCTGGTCATCACGCTGTTCGACGTTCACACGTGGATCAACCCGCGGTTCGGCGGGATCCTCGCGAACTTCAAAGGTTTGAACCAGACCGCGTGGGTGCCGGTGGATCACCAGACGTTGCCGGTGATCGTGGAGGGCGCACTCAAGGAGTACGACGTGATGCGCCCGATCGCCATGTCCAGGTTTGGGCATGAGCGGCTGCTTGACGCTGGGTTTGACGCGTTCTATGTGCCGCACGCGGTCGACACCGCGGTGTTCGAGCCGAAGGACAAGCTCGCGTCACGGCCGTTCCTGAACGTTCCCGAGGACAGGTTCGTGATCGGCATGGTCGCGAACAACTCGGGGCAGACACCCCCCAGGAAGGCGTTCCCGCAGGTGATGGAGGCGTTCAAGCGTTTCCACGCGGAGCATGATGACGCGCTGCTGTATCTGCACACGGAAATGTTCGGGTTCTACAACGACGGGCTGAACCTTGTGCGGGTCGCGGAATGGTTCGACATTCCCCCCGATTCGATCGCTGCGGTTGACCAGGCCGCCTACTCCATCGGCATCCCCGACGAGGCGATGGCCCACGTGTACTCCGCAATGGACGTGCTCGTCAACCCGTCCTATGGGGAGGGGTTCGGGGTGCCGATCGTGGAGGCGCAGGCTTGTGGTGTCCCCGTGATCGTGAACGACTCCACCGCGATGCCAGAGCTCTGTGGCGCCGGGTGGGTGTGTGACGGCACGTTGACGTACGACCCGACGCAGATGGCGATGTGGAAAGAGCCGTCCGTGGAATCGCTGATCCTGTGTTTCGAGGAGGCTTACGAGGCGCGCGGCGATCGCGAAATGGTGGTTGGCGCCCGGACGTTCGCGCTCAAGTACGACGCCGACAAGGTGTTCAAGGACTACTGGGTGCCCGCCCTTCAGAAGCTGGACGGTCCGCGCGAGGTGCCTCCGCTGGTGCCGTTGAACCGCGCGCAGCGGCGCGCGATGAAGGCGGCAGCGTAATGGGCGTCACGCCGATCCCGTGTGTGCCACCACCGCGTCCCAGTGCCGAGGAGCAGTTCCGGAAAGAAATCACTCCCAAGCCAGATCGCCTAACCCCGTTCATCGCAAACGTGGCGATGCTGCTCATGGTGGGTCTTGTCGTGTTTCCCGTCATCTGGTGGCTCGCGTGAAAATCGCCGTTCTCACGCTCACGCGCGACAGGCTGGACTACACGAAGCATTGCTTCGCCAAGCTCCGCGAGTTCGCCGGGTGCGACTACGACCACTGGATTTTGGACAACGCAAGTTCGGACGGCACCCCCGAGTGGATCGAGAACGAGTACGAGCCCGCCCACCGGGGCAGCGTGTTCTACACGCTCCGAGACGACAACGTAGGGATCAGCGTCGGCATGAACATGCTGTTGTCCGCCGTCGACCTGATGGGCGTTTACGACGTCGTCATCAAACTCGACAACGACTGCGAACTCACCCAGGAGAACACCGTTCGCGACGTCGCGCAACTGACGCTCGAGGGCGGTGCGCTGCTGTCTCCGCGGATCATGGGGCTGCAGAACCCGCCGCGGCCCACCCGCGAACTCCAGATCAACGGGGAGGCGATCCTGGATATCCCGCAGATCGGCGGGATCTTCCTGTCCGCCCCCGGATGGGTGTACGACGAGTTCCGCCACAGCGACTCGAACCCGCTGTGGGGCGGCGACGACGTCGAGCTCTGCAGGTGGTTCCGGGCGCAGGGCGGAACGTGCGGGTACGTGAAACGGCTGGAGGCGTGGCATTACGAAGGCACCAGCGGCCAGCACGATCGTTATCCCGACTATTTCGCCCGCACGCTCGTTGAGGGGAAGGCGTCTCTGTGAGCGCGACGCTGTACGGACCGGAGTTCTTTGTGGGCCGCACCGAAACCGTTGTCCTGTCAGCGTCCGTCGTCGTCCCGCTCATCATCGGCTTGGTGATCCCCGAAACGTTGCTTGACGTTGGGTGCGGGCAGGGTGAATGGGTGGACGCGTTTCGCGAGAAGGGCGTGGACGCGTGGGGCGTTGATATCGCCGCGCCCGACCATCCGAACCTTGCTCGCCACGATCTCACCGAACCACTCAACCTGGGACGCGATTTCGACGTGGTGCTGTGTCTCGAGACGGGCGAGCATCTGCCCGAGGACGCCGCCGAAACACTGGTTGACACGATCGTCCGGCACGCGGACACCGTGGTTTTCGGCGCCGCCGTCGTGGGCCAGGAGGGGATCGGGCACATCAACTGCCAGCCGCACGAATACTGGCACGCCAAGTTCGCTGCCCGCGGCTACGAAACCCACGACGAGCTCCGCCCTCACTTGTTCGGCGACGAGCGCGTGTCACCGTGGTATCGCAACAACATTTTCGTTTACGAGCGGCCCTTGTGATCTTTGACTGGGATGACTTTCACGAGCACAACCACCAGTACGAACTGCTCGAGGAACTCAAGCGCGTACGTCCCGACTTCCGCTGCACCATGTTTGCAGTTCCAGGCTTGGGTTCCGAACGATTTTGGGCTGCTGTTCCCGACTGGATTGAGCTTGCCGTTCACGGATGGGAACACCCCGACCCGTACGAGTGTGCGGTTTGGTCCGCCGCGCGGATGGAGCAACTTCTAGATGAGCCGGTCGTCAACACCTATTTCGTGGAGGGGTTCAAGGCTCCGGGCTGGCAGATCAGCGACGGCTGCTACCGCGTGCTGCAGGAACGCGGCTGGTGGGTCGCGGACCACCCCGACAACAACCTGCGGCGCCCCGGCGGGATCCTCACCCATGTGGTGCTCGGGCCGGGTCACTGGCACGGCCACATTCAGGACGTGTGCGGCAACGGGCTCCGCGAAACGTTCGGCACGGTCAGGGAGCTTGTGGCCGGCGCACCGTCGTTCGAGCTTGTCAGCGAGGCGGTGACCCCGTGGAAGCCGTGAAACCGAACATCGAGACGTTCCAGTCCGAGTGGGAACTCGAGCAGCTGGTCGCCGCCGTGGAACGGTTCGCACCGTCGTCGGTGCTGGAGGTCGGTGTGTGGCACGGCGGCACGCTGTGGCACTGGCTCCAGATCGCGGACATCGTCGTGGCTGTCGATGACGTGATGCGGCGGGAGGAAGACTGGTATGGGTGGGCCGACGACGCCTGCACAGAGCTTGTGACGGTGCAGGGTCTTTCGCGTGATCGGGACGTGATCGCCCGCGTTGACGGAACGTACGACTTCCTGTTCATCGACGCTGACCACAGCTACCAGTCGGTGCGCGCGGATTGGGAGAACTACGGCCCGATGGTCGCGGAAGGCGGGCTGGTTGCGTTCCATGACATTCTCCCGCGCCCCGGTTACGGCGTCTCGGAGCTTTGGGCGGAGTTGAAGGCGCAGGAAGGCTCGCGCTGGATGGAGATTTGCCAGAACGAGGTTCTGCCCGGTAACGAGGGTCGCTGCGGGATAGGGCTGCTCTACCTGTGAGCCTCTCCATCGTGATCCCGACGCTCGGCAGGGCGTCACTTTCGGCTGCCCTCGATTCCTGCAAGACGGCTGACGAGATCGTGGTTGTGCTCGACACGTCGAGGGGCGGAACGATCCCGTGCGAACTCCCTCCCAACGCTGTGCTCTATGAGGGCAACTTCGGTGTTACGGGAGGTCACGCGGGTCGACAGTATGGCATCCAGAAGGCCACAGGAAGCCACCTGGCGTTCTTCGACGACGACGACGTCTATCTGCCCGGCGCGGTCGAAACGATGCGGCAGGCGGCCTGTGACGTCCCCGTGATTTTCCGCATGGACCACCACGAACACGGTGTTCTGTGGCGCGACCGCGAAATCCGGTTCGGGAACGTGTCCACCCAAATGTACGTGGTGCCGAACGACCCTTCGCGTCTCGGGTCGTGGACACCGATCGCCCCGGAGCTCCCGCAGCCGGGTGGGGACTGCACGTTCATCAAGGAAACGGTGGAGATGATGGGCGGCCCCGTGTGGCGCGAGGAGATCGTCGCGCTGCTGCGTCCACCCGCCATCACCATCGCGATCGTGACCCCGTGGGTTGACCACCCCGAACTACGGGCTGACTACGACGCTGCTGTTTCGGTGCGGCGCTCCGTCGACCAGCTGCTTGTCGTTGACAACGGCTCTGAGCCGCCGCTGCGGGACGCGATCCGTCTTGACCGGAACACCGGGTTTTCGCACGCGTCGAACGTTGGGCTCGAGGCCGCGACCGCCGACGCTGTTCTGTTCCTGAACAACGACATCAGGATGATCTCGCCGGATTGGCTTGACCGTGTGCGGGCGGCGCTCGAGCCCGGTGTGCTCGTCGGCGCCGAGCTCCGCGATGACCCGCACGGACGCATCGACGGCCAGCCGATGCCGTACCTGGATGGCTGGTGTGTCGCCGGAATGACAGACGACCTCCGTGACCTTGGTGGCTGGGACGAGGGGTACATGGAGCCGTCCTACTACGGAGACAACGACCTGTCGCTACGCGCCCGCGCCGCCGGAATGACGTTGCGCGAGGTTCGCACGGGCCTGGTTCACAAACTGAACGGGACCGCCGGCGAGATGAATGTGACGGCGGCGACGCTAGCGAACCGCGAGAGATTCCACCGGGCGGCCCTCGACCTTCTGGGAGCAGCAGCCTGATGGCAGACAACGTCACAGTAGACAACGGCGACAACACCGACTACACCGTTTCGAGCGACGAGGCCGCGAGCGGACAGGTTCAGCGCGTCAAGCTCACCTACAGCGCCGACGGTGACGACACCCACGTCGACGCTGACGCGGACGGGCTGCTCGTCAACCTCGGCGCAAACAACGACGTGACCGTCACCGGCACCGTCACCGCGCAGGACGGCGGCGGTTCCCTGACCGTCGATGACGGCTCCGGGTCGCTCACCGTTGATAACGCGGCCCTGGCCGTGACGGGCGGCGGTGCTGAGGCCAGCGCGTTGCGTGTCACGCTGGCGAACGACTCCACGGGGGTCGTGTCCGTGGATGACAACGGCGGCACACTCTCCGTTGATGACGGTGGCTCGAGCCTGACGGTTGACGGGACCGTGGCAGTGTCCGGCACTGTCGCGGTCACCCAGTCCGGCACATGGGATGAGGTCGGGATCAACGATTCCGGCAACTCCATCACGGTGGACGCCGCTGTGGGCACCCCGGTGTTCGTCAGGCTGTCTGACGGTTCCGCCGCGATCGCGACGCTGCCTGTTTCGCTGGCGTCGGTGCCGTCCCATGCGGTCACGAACGCCGGCACGTTCGCTGTTCAGGTTGACGGCAGCGCGCTCACGTCGTTGCAGCTGATTGACGACACGATCTTCTCGGATGACGCGGCGTTCACGCCCGGAACGTCGAAGGTCAGCGTGGCGGGGTTCCAGGCGGACGAGAGCTCCACAGATTCGGTGGACGAGGGTGACGCGGGGGCGGCCCGCATGACGCTTGATCGCAAGGTGATCGTGGTGAACCAGCCGCACTCCGCAGGGGGCTGCTCGATTTTCCGTTCTCTGGATCTGGACGAGACGGAGGAGGACGTGAAGACATCGGCGGGGACCGTGTACGGCTGGGCGATCACGAACACGGCCACCTCGACGCGGTTCATCAAGTTCTACAACGCGACGGCCGCGAATACGACGGTGGGCTCAACTACTCCGGTGATTACGTTCGGCATCCCCGGCAACTCGAGCGACGACGTCGGCGCGAACGTCCTTGGCGGCGTCGGGATCAACTTCGACACCGCGATCTGTGTTGCGGCAACCACTGGAGTTGCTGACGCCGACACGGGTGCGCCGAGCGCCAACGACGTGATTATCAACATTTTCTATAAGTAGATGGCCTTCCCGACGACAGGAATCTTGGATGACTTCAACCGGGCGGACGAGAACCCGCTGTCTTTCGGTGGAAAGTGGGCTGCGCGGGCCGGCACCGCCAGTGACAGCCAGTTGCAGATCATCAGCAATGTCGTTGCCTGGGGTGCCGCCGCTGGTGCCCTTGGGAGCCGCTATTGGGCTGATTCAACATTCGGCCCCGACTGCGAAGTTTATGCGACGGTCACCACGTTATCGGGGACTGCTGCTGATTACGTGCGGATGTGGCTTCGCCTGGATACTCCTGGCGCGAGCGCTGAGAACGGGTACATGATGCAGTGGTCGAATGATGCGAATGGCTGTCGCATCTTCAAAGAAAATACGCGCGAGTCGTATACCCAGTTGGCCCAGGCGGCTGCCGCGCGCTTTACCACGAACGATCAGATCGGGTTTGAGGCCATCGGGACTGCCCTGACGGTCTACAAGAACGGTGTTTCTGTGTTGACGATCACGGATGCCACGCATGCGGGTGCCGGGAACATCGCTCTTGGCATCAGGAACAACGTGACCAGGCTAGACAATTTCGGGGGAGGAACAACCGTTACGTCCACGGCCAAGCCGAAGCCATTGATGACCCTGGGTGTCGGATGAGCCTCCTGCTTCTGTTGCGTCCCAGCACCGGGTCGGGCGCGTCTCCCCTCATCGTGACCGGCCGGTTCGATCGTCCCTCCCCGTCCGGCAACAGCGGCGAAGGGTCCCCTATTGCCGGTGGGTTTGACCGCCATCGCTCCTCCCTATCCGGCAACAGCGGCGAAGGCTCCCCTGCTGCCGGCGAGTTTGACCCTCCGTCCCCTGGGGTGACCAATGCCTGACCGTTTGATCTGGTGGACCAACAACCGTAACCCGTCGATCACCGAGAACATCACGGTTGACGGGGCGGCGTTCGACCTGACGAGCTCGACCGTCAAGTTCAAGATGCGGCCGGTTGGCGGCAGCACCGTCATCGTGGACGCGAACGCCACGATCGTCACCGCCGCCGACGGAACAGTCCGCTATGACTGGGCCGCAGAGGACGTCGATACCGCCGGCACCTACCTGATCTGGTGGGACGTCACCACATCCGGGAAAGTGCAGGCCGTCAACGAGGCGGTCATCGAGATCCGCGACCATGCGCCGTCCGAGAATACCTACCTGGAGCTCGAGGAAGCCAAAGCCACGTTGGAGCTGTCCGGGTACAGCTACGTGGACGGGGACATGATGGCCGCGCTGGTCGCGGCGTCACGGGCGATCGACAACGAGTGCGGACGACGGTTCTACCTGGACACCGACAACACCAGTGTCCGCTATTACACCGCGGAGTCAGCGAACCTCGTCCTGATCGACGATATCGTGGATATCCAGGAGGTGGCTGTTGACAACGGCGGTTCCGGCACGTTCGTTGCGCTAGGCACCAGCGCCTATAAGGCGGGGCCGTGGAACGCGCTTTCTGATTCGCGGCCCTACGAGTTCGTCAAGGCGCAGCGGGCCGGACAGTGGTTCCCCTGTTATGACGCTGCGGTCCGTGTGACCGGGCAGTTTGGGTGGACGGCCGTTCCGGGGCCGGTCAAGGAATGCACCGCGATCTACGCCGCGCGCCTGTTGAAGCGTGCTCGTGAGGCACCGTTCGGCATTCAGTCCGTCGGGATCGACGGTGTCGCCGTCCGGATTTCCCGCACCGACCCTGATCTGATGTTCCTGTTGAACAGCTATGTGCGTAGGACGTTCGCGCTATAGCCGCCACCGACCCCACCGATATTCGCAACGGGTTGAAGAACGCGTTGCAAGCAGAGTTCTCCGCAGCCACGGTCACTGGCTACCTCCTCGATCAGATCCACCCGCCCTGCTTCGACGTTGACATCCATGAGGACGGCGTCAACTTCGACCAGTCGATGCACCGCGGGATCGACGAGTGGTGGTTCAAGGTGACGGCGCTGTGCGCCACCGGCAGCACGCTGGCGGCGCAGAAAACACGGGACGGGTTCCTCAAGTCCAGCGGCGCCGGGTCGGTGAAGGCCGCGTTGGAAACAGACCGCACATTGGGCGGTGTCGTCCAGTCGTTGCATGTCACGAATGTTGTGCCGCGCACCCTTGCCGCGGCAGACACGGACGCCCTGTATTTGGGCGCCGAGTTCACCGTCCGCATCCTCGCGGCCGGCGTCTAACCGGGCCAATGATGCACCTCGTAAACCCCACAGGGGAGGCACGGGCCTGCCTCCAAACACGTAAGGAGGGTTAGGCCCAATGGGTTATGTGCTCACAGACGCGTCGGTGACCATTTCTGGCACCACCGTCTCCACGTTCATCAGAGAGGTCGACGTTCAGATGAACGTCGAGGATGTTGACCTCACCGCGATGGGTGCGACGTCGCGGAACCACGGCGCGGGGCTCCGTGACGACCGAATGACGTTCACGGCGTTCTCCGACTACACGGCCGTCACCGGCCTCGACGCGATCTGCAACCCGCTGCTCGGCTCGAGCACCGGCGCCACGATCGTTGTGAAGCCTACGTCGTCGGCGGCGAGCTCAAGCAACCCGACCTACACGATGGTCGGGGTGCTGTTCGAGTACCACCCGATCCAGGGTGAGGTTGGTGCCGCGGCGATGACGCCGCTGGTGTTCATGCCGGCCGCCGGCTCGAAGATCACCAGGGCCACCACCTAAGTGGCACAGATCTACCGGGTTGTGGGGTTGCGGGAGCTTCTCCGCGCAACAGACGCAATGGGGAAAGACACCCGGCGTTTGGTGCGCGGGAAGCTCCGCGAGGCCGCCGAACCAGTCCGGCAGGACGCCGCCGAACGGTTCATGAAATACCACCCGAAGTCCGCGTCGAAATACGGGATATCCGTAAGACGCACCGGCGTCGTGTCCGTTGAGCAGCGGCTACGAAAATCCGCTGACACGGGACGTCGCCGCAGCAACTTCGGTCCGCTCCAGATGCAGAAAGCCCTGTTGCCGGCGTTGGCGGACAACGGCGCGCTTGTGGAGGCAAAGGTGGGTGAGGCCGTGAGCCTCGCCTGCGCGAAGTTCAACCGAGGAGGCTAACCGGGCCATGCAGGAACCAGGGTTCTGGATCGACGGACAGCACTACCCGTTCCCCGAGTCGTACACGCTCGGCCAAACCATTCTCGTCTCGAGGATCACCGGCGACGAGTTCTACAAGTACAGCGAGGCTTTGCAGGAAGGCACCCGCGACCACGCCGTCATCGCCGCATGGGCGGCTGTCGCGGTGTGGCACAAGAACCCCGAATGGTCGATCGACGACGTCGAGCGGTTCGTCATGAGCATCGACATCGAGAAATTCGAACTCGAGTCCGGCGGTGCAGACGGGGACCCTCCTCCGAGCGGGAGCGTCGAGCAGCCCGAGCCGACGGACTCCCCGGACAATGCAGCCGAGTAGAGGGATGGCTGCTCGGGCACCCGAACCCGCCGCCGCATCTGCGGCTCGGCATTGACCACCCAGAGGATTTCTGGCACCCCGCTTTGGCTGACCGGTTTCAGGTTCAGGCCTGGGACATGTGGCGTGTGCGGGTTGACCACCTAGACCAAATGCTCAAGTACATCAGAGAGGTTCCGTCGCTGTGAGCTCCTTGTTCGGTGGGGCTGGGCGCCGTCTCGGCGTCCTGATTTACGGCGACGACCGGCAGCTGCAACGGACGCTCGCCCGGACAGAGGGCAGGCTCGCGACGTTCGGACGGAAGGTTGATGCGACCGCGAAGTCCGGTCGGATGGGGATGCTGTTCGGCGGGACCGCGCAGATCGCCGGTGCGGCAGCGTTCGGCATCGCGATCAAGAAGTCGCTGGACGCGGCGAAGAACGCCCAGGTGATTCTGGGGCAGACGTCTGTCGCGGTTGAGGACGCGGGCCTGTCGTGGCAGAAGAACGCGGGGCGCATCCAGGCGGCCGCATACGCAATCTCGAAAGCATCGTCGTTTGATGACGAGGCCGTGCTCCAGTCGTTCCAGGTTTTCGTTCGGGGCCAGAAGAACGTTCAGGAGTCGATCAACCTGGCGTCGCTCGCCGCCGATGTTGCGCGGGGCCGGTACACCGACCTTGGGTCGGCCACGATGCTGGTCAACAAGGCGGCGATGGGCCAGATCGGTGCGCTTCGACGCGCCGGTATTCAGATCGACAAGAACGCGACCGCGACGCAGGCGTTGACGGCGCTGCAGAAAGCGTACGGCG